AGAAGAAGCTTGCTGCTGGTATAAGCAATCCGCATATTGACAGCATGTACGAAACAGCTTGTAATGCAGGTGCACTTGGTGGTAAGATACTTGGAGCTGGAGGCGGTGGTTATATGCTTCTTTATGTTCCACATAGAAATCATAATAGTGTTATGCGTGCTATGCATGAATACAAGCAGTTTCACTTTGCATTTACTGATCAAGGGAGCGTTTCGACGCAAATGTGATGAAAAATTTTACTGAGTATTTTTCTGAACTAAATTATGCCATTAGCAGACTAGATCATGCTAGCATGGAAGCTGCATTCAATGCCATTGACAATGCACATTTACTGTTTATTATGGGCAACGGTGGATCCGCTGCTAGTGCCGATCACTGGGTCTGTGATTTTATGAAAGGCATTAATGAGGATACCGAGTTGTCTGCAAGAGCTATCAGTCTGACTAGTAATGGACCTCTTATTACGGCTATAGCCAATGATGTAGGTTATGATCACATATTTGAGAGACAGTTGATGTATCATCACTGTACTTTTGGTGATGTGGTCTTAGCTATTTCTGCCAGCGGCAATTCCAAAAACATCTTAAATGGACTTTACAGGGCTAAAAAGCTTGGAGCAACAACCATAGCTTTTACAGGATTTACTGGTGGTGAAGCAGCTGCAATGGCCGACATCAATGTACACGTTCCTGCTCACAACTACGGTATTGTGGAAGACATACATATGATGATTCTTCATGCTATCTCTCAGCGTATTAGGGCTGCTGGGGCTACTGATCCGAAGAAGATCAGACTATAAATACCATTGACAACAACTAGAGGGTAGGGTATAATGACACTATGACGGCCCTAGCTAACAACATCATACAGTTCCCACGACAAGGTCCTGAACGACATATTGGGCCGCAGAGTTTAGATGATGTGATTGACACCGTCGAAGTAGTACGACAAGTTCATATTCAAGAAAGTCTTGAAGCTATCATACCAATGTTATTTGATAAGCTTTCGCTAGCAGGGTTTCAGCCTGATGACGAGATGGAATTCATTAAAGACGGTGCTTTAATAGTAGAAGCTACAAGATCATTTCTATCTAAAATCTACGGAATAGACCATCCACTTCAACTGATTGCTAAACATCTCTTCGAACAGGTCGATGACGAAGGCAATCTAGAAGTATCAGACAAAATTAAGTTTACCATCACACCAACAGAAGGATAGGGTTAACACCCTTCATATACAATGATCATCCTTGATTTGTCTCAAGTCATGCTGTCTAACATTATGGTCCAACTGGGCAACCACACTAATGCGCAGATTGAAGAGAATATGGTACGCCATATGGTTCTTAACTCTGTTAGAATGTATAAGACAAAGTTCGGCCCGGAATACGGCGAACTGGTTATTGCTTGCGATAACAAAAACTACTGGCGCCGCCAACAGTACCCTTATTATAAGGCCAACCGCAAGAAGTCCCAAGCAGAGTCCGAACTTGACTGGAAGGCAATTTTTGAATGCCTCGGCAAGATTCGTGCAGAACTCAAAGAATATTTCCCCTACCGTGTAATTGATGTTGAAACTGCAGAAGCAGACGATATCATTGGTACCCTGTGTCATAAGTTTGGTACTGTCAAGGACGATTGGTCCTTCATGGCAATTAACCATCAAGAGAAGATTCTTATCCTGTCTGGCGATAAGGACTTCCAACAGCTCCAGAAGTATGTAAATGTGGAGCAATATGATCCTGTTCGTAAGAAGAAGATTGTATGTAATGATCCTGAGCGCTTTCTTCAGGAGCATGTGATCAAGGGTGATACTGGCGATGGCATCCCTAATATCCTCAGTGATGATAATTGTCTGGTTGTTGGCAAGCGCCAGTCTCCAGTTACCCAGAAGAAGCTTGATGCACTCATCAGCTTGAAGCTTGATGGCAAGCTTGATCATCCTAACTATCGCAACTACATGCGCAATCGTAGTCTGATTGACCTTGACTTTATCCCAGAAAAGGTTAAGATCAATATTATGGATAGTTACAATGCTCAATGTGGTAAGAAGGCAACTAATCTACTCAACTACTTCATTGCCAATAAGCTGAAGAACTTGACTAACTCAATTGGAGAATTTGTATGAGACGACTAAGTGTAGCCGAAGTACTAAAGGCTGCCTCTAATATACCTACCGCAGATCAAAGGGCTGAGTTTCTTAAAGCACATGACTCGACTGCACTTAGGGCTATTCTTACTGGTGCTTTAAGTCCACATGTAACTTGGTTACTACCTGAAGGTGCACCTCCGTATAAACCTTCTGATCTTGTTGACCAGCAACATAGACTATTCACCGAAGTCCGTAAGCTCTATCTTTTCATTGAGGGTGGTAGTCCCAACCTCAAGCAACTGCGTAGAGAAACATTATTTGTTGAAATGCTTGAGTGTCTTGATCCGGAAGACGCCAAGCTACTTCTTGCCGTTAAGGATAAGAAGATTCCATATCCGGGTATCAACCTTGACCTTATCAATCTAGCATTTCCAGGACTTATCCCGACATGAGTAAGAGTAAGCCTTCCCGCCGCAATAAGTGGGATGATTATGAGGAAGATTACAGCTCTGACTATAAGAGCAACAAGGAGAAGCGGAGGGAGAAGCGTATGAAGAACCTAATCCGCTCTAAGAATGTTGATCGCATCCTTGATATGGATGATGATGAACCGGATTACGATTGGGGACCTTCTCCTTCTGAACTAAGGACTCGCTAGTGCCGACATACACTTTTTTAAATACAAATACCGGTGAACAACTCACCGAGATTATGTCTATAGCAGAAAGGGAGGAATACTTAGCGTCCAATCCCCATATTCAACAACAAATCGTCAGCGCCCCATCACTTGGCGATTCTATCAGACTTGGCTTGAAAAAGCCTGACAATGGGTTCCGTGATCGTTTGAAAGAAATCAAGAAGGCGCATTCGAAGGGGTTAACGAAATCGACGGTTAATACATTCTAAAGGAACTTCATGCCAGCAACTAAGAGACTCTCCAGAAAAGAACGTAGAACCCAGAAGCAAGTTTCACGCCGAGGTGGTGACGAAATTACTGCAGCAACAAGTGAAAAGTTAAATTTTAATCTTAAAGATGTTGATCCGCTGACAGTCAACCAAGAACGAACATTTGATGCATGGGATGGTGGTAAAAATCTACTGCTAATCGGTTCAGCAGGTACAGGTAAATCATTCCTATCCGCATATTTGGGTATGAAGAATATTCTCCATGACAAGGAACAAACAAAGTTAGCCATTGTAAGGTCGGTAGTGCCGACCAGAGATATGGGCTTTCTTCCTGGTTCTAACAAGGAGAAATCAAAAGTCTATGAAGCACCTTACTATGCTATATTCTCTGAACTTTTCGGGAGAGGCGATGCATATGACTACCTAAAGAATAAGGGAGTCGTCGAGTTTATGACTACTTCATTTGTTAGAGGTATTACCATTAACGATGCTGTAATTTTTGTTGATGAGTTTCAAAACATGACACCGAGCGAACTGCACTCGGTGTTTACTCGTATCGGTAGGAACTGCAAGGTTATCTTTGCAGGTGACATCAAGCAGAACGATCTAAATCCTCGCAAGGAAGAATCTGGCTTCAGAGACTTCTTCAAAGTGATTGATAGGATGCATGCCTTTGATGTTATTGAGTTTACTCGAGACGATATCGTCAGAAGTGACATTGTGAAATCATATATTATTGCAAGAGAAGACCTTGAAGATAGAGGACTCGTCACTCCACTGTGAGTGGCAACCTATAGAAACATATGAGAAGACAATCGTCGGCACCACATTACAGTGGCAGCAGGTGCTTGTCTCTCATATTGATAAGCAATGGATTAGGTTTGGATTCAAATATCCAGGCCTAAACCGCTGGTACTATTCAGCCACAAATGAACGAACACAATATGCGCAAGTCGAAGGTGATGCTCCAACACATTGGATGCCTATAATGAATGGACCGTGGAAAGGAATGACAAGCTGATGGAATGGGATCAGTACTTCATTGAGATGGCAACTTTAGTCTCAAAGAAAAGTAAAGACAGAAGCACCAAAGTAGGGTGCGTGATTGTCGGACCAAATCATGAAGTCAGGACTACAGGCTATAATGGCTTTTGTCGTGGTATCAACGACGATATAGTTCAACGACATGATCGACCAGAAAAGTACTTCTGGGTTGAGCATGCCGAACGAAATGCTATATACAATGCGGCTAGGAATGGCATTCCTCTTGAGGGATGCACTGCTTACGTAAGCAACTTACTTCCTTGTGCTGACTGCACCAGAGGTATGATCCAATCTGGTATTAAACGAATTATGTTTTGCTCCGGTGAAGCCAATGAGAAATGGTCCGAGAGCTTTCAAAGAAGTCTGACTATGGCAAGAGAAGCAAAAGTGGAAATGTTAGTGCTATGATCACAACAAATAGAAATAAACCC